CACAAGTGGGCAGATAATTCAAGTATACCACAAAAATACTTGACTTTACTCATACATAATAGTATGATCGTGATTCTCGCATGAGCGAGCTTTTTAAATTATTAGGAGTTTTATTATGACAACCTTGTCCTCAAAGCAACGTATCTTGAACGCACTCAAGCAAACCAGCGGTTACAACACTTTCTCCGTGAAAGCTGCACAAAACCGTTTTGGAGTTAAAAACGTTTCTGCACGTATTGAAGAACTGCGCCAAGATGGCCACTGCATCTACACTAACAGCCGTCAAGTTAACGGAAAGAAAGTTAGCTACTACCGTTTGGGTACTCCAACCAAAGGTATGATTAAGACTGCATTGCAAGCTGGTCACACACTTACTGCTTAATTTTTAGCAAACCGTTTCTTATTCTGTACAAAACCTTTAAAATGTACAGAATGAGAAACACTTTTAGGAGCCCAAATGGAAATTTCAATTAAGACGGAAGAACTACGCAAGTATAGTATCTTTGTTGCCACACCAATGTACGGTGGTATGAATCATGGTCTATACATGAAAGCATGTTTGGACTTACAAGGCCTGTGTATGCAGTATGGCATTCAGGTTAAATTCTCATTCTTGTTTAATGAGTCACTAATTACTCGTGCTAGAAACTATCTTGTGGATGAATTCTTGCACCGTTCAGAATGTACACACTTGTTGTTTATTGATTCTGACATCAACTTTAATCCACAAGACGTTATTGCTATGCTGGCTCTCGATAAAGAAGTTATCGGCGGCCCATATCCAAAGAAAGCTATCAAATGGCGTGCAGTTAAGAAAGCACTCGAAAAAAATCCAAATCTCGAACCACAATTGTTGGAAAAAGTTGCTGGTGATTTTGTGTTTAACCCAGTTAAAGGTACTGCACAATTCTCCGTGACTGAACCTCTTGAAGTTCTGGAAATTGGTACAGGCTTTATGATGGTTAAACGTGAAGTTTTCCCTAAGTTTGAAGCTGCATATCCACAGTTGAAGTACAAACCAGATCACGTTGGTCAAGCCAACTTTGATGGTACTCGTTATATTCACGCTTACTTTGATACAACAATTGATCCAGACTCTGAGCGTTACTTGTCAGAAGATTATATGTTCTGTCAGTGGTGGCGTAACATTGGTGGCCAGATTTTCCTCTGCCCGTGGATGCGTACAGCACACATTGGAACATATCACTTCCAAGGCGATATGCCAGCAGTTGCAAATTACGTTGGAGAAATGTAAATGCCTCGTTACGATGAATATGGAAGAGAAGATATTATTGGTGCAGTTGGTTCGAACACCGACACAATAACAATACCTGGCGCCAATGGCGATACTCAGCCAATCGGTCGTAAATATGATGGTGGCAAGCTAGAATATGGCTTGCTGCCTCCTTTTGCTTTAGAAGAAACTGTCAAAGTATTAACATTTGGTGCTCAAAAATACGAACGTGACAACTGGCAAAAAGTCCCAGATTCTAAGCGTAGATATTTCGATGCATTGCAAAGACACCTTTGGGCATGGAAAAAAGGTGAACAGATTGACCAAGAATCTGGTATACATCACTTGGCACACGCCATGTGTTGCTTGATGTTTCTTTATGAACATGATATAATCTACTCTAAAGAAACTTTACATAATGGAGAAACTAATGAAACTATCGAACGAAACACTGTCAGTCCTTAAGAACTTTGCGGCTATCAACCAGAGCCTTGAATTCAAGAAAGGCAACAAACTATCAACTATCTCCTCAGGCAAATCTGTGCTTGCACAGGCTGCTATCAAGGAAGATATTCCACAAAACTTCTGTGTCTATGACTTGAATCAATTCTTGTCTGTACATTCTATGTTTAAAGGTGACGTAGAGTTGGAGTTTGATTCCACCAACATCACTTTCAAAGGCGGTCGTAGCAAGTTGAAGTATCGCATGGCTTCTAAAGACATGATCGTTACACCTCCAGAAAAAGAAATCAAACTTGGTGAAGTCGATTGTAGTTTTACAATGTCCGACTTGGACTATGCAGAAGTTTCTAAGGCTTGGTCTATCCTGTCGTCTCCTAACTTGTCTGTTAAGTCTGATGGTGAAACAGTGGAGTTGGTTGTATCCGACTCTAAGGATGACTCACAGCACACAAGCTCCATCGTAGTTGGTACAGGCAACGGTAAATCTTACAATATCGTTTTCAAGACCGACAATATCAAGATGGTTCAAGGAAGCTATGACGTTCAAATCTCCTTCAAGGGTTTTGCACACTTCAAAAACACAAAGGAAGACATTCAGTATTGGGTGGCTTTCGAATCTAAAGAAAGCACATACTAATGTTACTACCAATTATTGACGCTGAAAGCGGCCGTACCGTTTTTGTTAATCCTAAACATGTTGTTGTGGTATTTGAAGGTAAGAACCCTGAAGGTGTTCAACTTACTATGATTAACGTACTCAACGGTAATATTGCAACAGAACAAGATTTTCTAACTGTTGTTGGTATGATTCAAGGAGAATTGAAAGATGACTAATCAAGTAACAACTTTGTATGGCACCTTTGATGAAAAACAATTGAAATCTCTCAAAGGTTATATTGAAGAAATTGTTATGTGTATGGACCGCAACAAATCAACATCAGAATCAATGTCTGATATTGTTAACCTTGCATATGATGAATTGAAAATTCCTAAGAAGATCATCAAACGCATGGCAAAAGTTCAACACAACCAATCACTACAATCTGAAGTGGCTGAGTTCAAAGAATTTGAAGCCCTGTTTGAAAGCATTCGGGACGTTAAATGATTGAATCTGGCAATACTACCATAGATTTTTCTGTTAATCATTACATCAATACTGATAAAAAATATACTTTCTATACACCACCAAAGTATGTTGGTTATTATCAGATTGGTGATGATTACGGCTTGCGTATTGCATTCACTAAAAAACCAATATGGTTTCACCGAACAATGATGAAACTTTGCCTCGGCTGGGAATGGTCCGACGGCCAGGCACTTTAAGTTGACACAGGCTTCGGCCTGTGTTACACTATCTTTTTTTATATTATGGAGTTTTTGAATGTCAGATCACATGTTGTGGGTGGAGAAGTATCGCCCTAAAAAGATCGAAGATTGTATTCTTCCTGATTCCCTCAAGGCTACTTTCCAAGAATTTGTAAACAGAAAAGAGATTCCCAATCTCTTGTTGGCTGGCACCGCTGGTGTCGGTAAGACGACAGTTGCCAAGGCACTTTGCGAAGAAGTTGGCTGTGACTATATCGTAATCAACGGCTCGGATGAAGGTCGTCAGATTGAAACCTTCCGTGTCAAGATGAAAAACTATGCATCGTCTGTATCCTTGATGGGTGGACGCAAAGTTATCATCATTGATGAAGCTGACTATATGAATGCAGAGTCCGTTCAACCAGCGTTGCGTGGAGCAATCGAGGAGTTCTCTAGCAACTGCTCATTTATCTTTACTTGTAACTTCAAGAACCGTATCATTGAACCGATTCACTCTCGTTGTACCGTTATCGACTTTAAGTTGAACGGTTCTAAGGCTAAGATGGCTTCGGCTTTCTTCAAGCGTGTTGAGACTATCCTTACTCAAGAGAAAGTTACATACGACAAGGAAGTTGTTGCTGCCATTATCACAAAGCACTTTCCAGATAATCGCCGTATCTTGAATGAACTTCAACGTTATTCTGTTTCAGGTTCTATCGACCGTGGCATTCTGACCACAGTGTCTGAAGTCCAATTGACTGAATTGATTAAGTCGCTCAAGGAAAAAGACTTTGCTGGCGCTCGTAAATGGACTACAAACAACCTGGACAATGATCCTGCACGTTTGTATCGTAAGATTTATGATGGCTTGTATGAACAGTTGAAATCTAGTTCTGTGCCTCAGTTGGTGTTGCACTTGGCTAAGTATCAATATCAGGCTGCTTTTGTTCCGGACCACGAAATCAATATGATTGCTTGTCTGACCGAAATCATGGTTGATTGTGAGTTCAAGTAATGCCTGACCTATTCAAAGAGATTATTCCGTCTATTCTTCAAACAAAGAAGAATGTTTTTAATGATGAACGTGAATACAAAGACTACAAGGCCTACATGGTCAACCGGTCTTTGTCGTTCCACATGGATTGTGTACTC